GGTTCTGTGTATGAATCTTATGGACCAATGAATATTAATGTTCAGTTGCCAAAAGTTAACTACAACGAGGGCTTGACCGCTTCCTATGACTCAGGAATAGTAAGAGCAGCTAATGGTGGTAACAGAACATTTGCTTGGGTTGGTGGTAGAATTAGCGGTATAAGTGCATTTTCTGCAGATGATATAATTGGTAATCTATCAACAGCACAGGAGTTTGATGTTCATAGGGCTGATGCATCTGTAGTTGCAGTTCACTCATCTACACTTGGTGGTGTGGCTGCAAACCTTATTTCACCAGCAGGTCAGGTAAATGTAACGGAGATTGCTAATGATGTGATGCTTAAAGCCACTGCTGGTATTTTTACAACTACTACTGCACTTAATAGACATGTGCGCGGTGTAATGCCATCAGGTGCTGTGTATATGAAGATTTTAGCGCGAACTTCAGATACATTAGTTCGTGCTCGACTAAAAAGTCCAGTGCCGAGAAATCCCACTACAGGTGGCTTTGAAAACTCAGGTAGGTTTCAAACTTTTAGTTTAGGCGCGTGGTACACTGGTAATTTTCCATCAGATGTAGCAGGTTTTGAGCGTCGCCGTGTTTATGGTGGTACGCCATCAAATCCAAATTATATTTTTTTTAGCAAGTTAGATGAGGAAGATTCGTTTGCACCATCTGAAGATGACGGAACAGTTTTAGACACAAATGCAATATCCTACCCGCTATCAAATGTAAACTCATCTGTTCGTTGGATTATTGCAGCTAAGGACTTAATCGTTGGAACAACTAGAGGTATATTTAAGTTGCTGATTAATCAGTATGAGGCAGCTGTTAGCCCAAAAACCGTTCGTTTTGAATTAGTTGATGAATTAAATTGTAATGATGAAGCAACTATGGTCGGCACATCAATATTTTTTACTAATAACTCGCAGAACCAACTTCTTGAGTATAAGTATGATGGTAATATACAACGAGACAACGCCAATGATCTATCAAAGTTTATTTACCCAACATTTGTTGAGGACAATATATTACGAATAGCTGTAGAGGAAACACCACAACCCCGAATTTATTGTTTAACAAAATCAGGCGTTGTGTATATATTAACATATCAAAGACAAGAAAATTATTACGCATGGTCTAAACTCGAGTTGTCGGGCGCAACTATATTAGACTTGGGTGTGGTTAGGCAAGGTTACTCATCAGGTTTGGATCAGGTATATGCTATTGTTAGCAGATCGGGCATTATACAGCATGAGCTGTTGTCCTCTACATCAAAAGATTCAACCGAGCCAACTGTTTATTTAGACAGCTCTGAAACAGGCTTAGCTAATCCTAGTGATTCTAATTACAATGTGGCTACAAAAATATATACAATTAATCTTTCAAACAGGTTTGTTTTTCAAGATGGGTTTCAGGTTGATGTAATTTTTGGAGGTGTTTACTTAGGTAAGTTTACAATAACTAACGGTTCAGTCGCGGTAACTGCTTTGATTGGTAACAGTGAGCGTTGGGTTGTTGGATTTAAATACGATGGTGCTTTACAGCCCATGTACCCAACATGGGATGGCTCAAATAAGCCAGCGTATGGATCAGATAATGCTCGTATGATATCATCAAAAGCTTATGTAATAGACTCTGTTCGTTACGAGGTAGGTGTTGACGGCAACACGGAGCTAGTAACACTACCAAATTATGTATCACCAGCAGATAAAGCACCAGCAGATTTTTCGCAATATGTAACAGATATTGTAGATTCTGCAGGAAATAACCTGTTAAGTTCGGACTCTTTGGATTTAAAAGCGTATATAGATTACTCTGCGGTCAACATTCTTCAAGATAGCTACACAGGCTTTGATAGAGAAAAACCACTCAGAGGTTCTTACTTTGGGGTTGAAAAAACTATAGATATTGAGCAGAGTGAGCCATATCCACTTACTATTGCGTCACTTGTAACAAAAACAGATTTAAATTAATATGGGAGCAGCAGCAGTACCTTTTATTATAGCAGCAACAAGCGTAGCCTCTGTAGCGGTTGGCTACATGTCATCGCGTCAACAAGCAAAGCAGTTGGAGGCTAATGCAAAGGCTGTTGCACAACAGGGTCAGTATAATTCAGAAGTTGAGCGTAGGAACGCACAGGGTCAGCAACAACAGCAGGATCACGAACGTGCAGTTGTTTTGGCTAACCGACAGCGGGCAATGCAAGACGCTGAGCGTGAACAAGCAGCCTTTCAAAAGAGGACTGCTCAGGAGTTATCAGGTTTTGAGGTTAAGTTTGGTTATGGTGGCACATTTAATTCGTATATGGATTCACTAGAAGATGATGCGTATGAGCAACAAATAGCCGTAGCAAGTAACATCTCAGACGAGAGTTTGTCTGCATATATGCAGGCAAATGAGCACACACGTATGGGTAAACTCTACCATCAACGCGGTGAGGC